ATACGGTTAAGCCCCAGAGATCATCGAGGCCGCCAGAGCTATTCGTTAGCATTGGAAAGAAGCTAGGGAAAACCCTCATTCACTCGGCTGAAGAGCAAGTCAAGACCGCGCAAGAAAACCTTGTACGAGTCAAAGACTTTGCTGAACGATTGGAAAAGGAGATAGATCGCCGCGACCAAGAGCATTCTAACTTTATGGACCGTCTTGTCAACTTTGGCAGATCAATCCTAGACGCAAACCAAAAGTTCTATGATGGGAGTACGAAATGACTCCAAACCTTCGAGTTGTCCATGCTGAAGAAGTTGAGCCAGATATCCCAAGTCCGTTCATTCCAGGCACCAACATTCAATTCGCCTGGGATTCAACCAGCCTGGACTGGCTCAAACGCTGTCCCAGGCTTTATCAACTCAATAACGAAGGGTGGGTTCCTGAAGAAGAATCCATCCACCTTCGCTTTGGCATTGAGTATCATCAATCCCTTCACGATTACGATATCGCGAAGGCGGCAGGCATCAAGCACGAGGACGCTATCTATGACGTGATCCGAGAGCTTATCCTTCGAACTGATGACTTTAATCCGGACCATAAACAGAAGAATCGTTACAATCTAATCAGAACGGTTCTAGGATATCTGGATAAGTTCAATCCAGATCCGGCTGTAACTGTTATCAGATCGGATGGAACTCCTGCGGTTGAGGTTAGCTTCCAGTTCAACTTGGACTTTGGTATCGAAATCACCCAGACCAACCCTAAGACTGGAGAGGACGAACCTGCCTATCACCCATATGTCCTTTGCGGTCATCTCGATCGGATTGTTGAGTTCAATGGCGATATGTACGTGATGGATCGTAAGACAACCAGTAGCACTCCCGGTCCATTCTATTTCAACCAATTTGAACCCAACAACCAAATGTCCCTGTATACTATCGCCTCGCAGATAACAATGGACTCTCCGGTTAAGGGCGTCATCATTGATGCAGCATCGGTTAAGGTCAATGAATCTGACTATGTTCGCGGCTTCACCTACCGAAGCCAAGAGCAACTGGACGAATGGCTTAAAGATCTTCGGTATTGGTTCGCCAAAGCGGAGGACTACGCGGCTGAAGGTTATTGGCCAATGAACGATACAGCCTGCGATAAGTATGGTGGTTGTAAGTTCCGAGAAATCTGTTCCAAGTCCCCACAAGTTCGGGACTCTTGGCTCAAAGCCAAATTCAAGAAAGGAGAACAATGGAACCCCTTAAAGACCAGATGAGAGCAATTCTTCCCTTGCTCAAGGCGAGGGTTGTAGAGAAAACGCCAGATCACTTCAAGATCGCTATTGGAGGAAGCACGACTATAACTGTTCCCATGCCAATCGGAAGATATGATATCCGAGATGGCGACATCTTAACACTTTACACGGAGGTGCTCCTTGCCGCTCCTAAGCCAACATCAATCCAATGAATACACCAAGATGTTGATTATGGGTGATTCCGGTTCAGGCAAAACTGGAGGGCTCACATCCTTGGTCAAGGCAGGATACAAGTTGAGGATATCTGATTATGATAACGGCCTTGAGCCGTTAAAGCAGTTTATCCTCAAAGAATGCCCGGAGAGAATAGATGATGTCGAATACAGAACTCTCAGAGATAAGAGAAAGGCTACTCCGCTTGGTCCCCTTGTTGATGGGCAACCTACAGCGTTCGTGGAAGGACGCAGAATGCTCGACAAGTGGGCCTATAATCTCCCCGACGGAACTAAAGTTGACTATGGAGTACCGTCTGAATGGGGACCAGATGTTATATTCGTGCTCGATTCTCTTACCTTCTTCGCAACTGCTGCCTACGATTGGGCTTTGCCCCTCGTCCCTCGTAGCAGGTCAACAGGAGAGTATGATAAGCGAGCCGTCTATTGGAATGCTCAAGGCGCTGTCGAAGATGCTATTTCGTTCGTCACATCAGAGTCATTCCGAACCAACGTAATCATCATTGCTCACATTCGATACGTTGAGAATGATGATAGAACTCGCAAGGGCTACCCCAATACAATCGGAGCGGCCCTTTCGCCATTGATTCCACGGTACTTCAATTCCGTGGCATTATGTCAAACCAGAACAGGAGGAAACCGAACAATCCAAACACTTTCCACTTCCATGATCGACCTGAAGAATCCAAAGCCCTTTGCAATGGCCCCAAGCTATGATCTTTCTACTGGCCTTGCTGAGTTCTTCTCGGTTCTTCGGGAACCGCCTGCAAAGATCAAACCCACCATAGTGAGAAAGGTGTAACATGGCAATTCAACCACGCAGACCACAAACAGAACCTCAGTACGACGAGAACCTCGAAGAAGAAATGCCAGAGTTCTCTGCACTTCTCGATGTACCGCTTAAGGACATCGAGAGGCCAAAGCCAATTCCTGTTGGCACCTATACCGTTATAATGACAGAAATGCCGAAGCAAGGCAAATACAGCACGGGGACTCCTTTCCTTCGATTTGTTCTCCATGTTGTCGCCGCTGGTCCTGATGTCCATGAACAATCTCTTCTTAATAGCCTAACAAAGCCATCAGGCGAAACCGTCCCTCTTTCTTCCAAGGTCATCTATCAGAACTTTGGACTGACAGAAGATGCTATGCCGTTCCTGAAGGATTTCTTGGTTGGAACTGGAATCAAAGGTAAATCGTCCAACGAAATCATCGGGAACCTTCTCAACCAAGAGTTCAAGGTTTACGTCATCCACGACGTACCGAGAACCGGCGGTAGCGATCGAATCTTCCCTAAAGTCCAACGGTCAATGCCTGCCTAACGCCTTTCCTTGACGGAGGGAACTGCAGAATCCCCTCTCCGCTACCGTCAAGGGAACGTCCTGGGCAAGACGTTAAACTGCCCTGGAGGGTCTATGAATAAGATAATGCTTCTTGGTGAAGCATGGGGAGAGCATGAAGAACGGGAGAGAACAGCTTTCGTTGGCCCAACCGGCCACTTGCTTAACGAGATGCTCCTTGAAGTAGGCATCCACCCGTCTGAATGCTACAAGACCAATGTGTTTAATCGTCGACCGCCCCGAAACCTTATCTCCGCGTTCTGTGGGGATAAGGCTTCTGGGATTGATGGCTACCCTGCGCTTCAATCTGGAAAGTATGTCCGAAACGAATTCGAGCCAGAATTTGTCCGACTCACTAAGGAACTCAATGCGGTTGCTCCAAACGTTATCGTTGCGTTTGGGAACACTGCGACATGGGCTTTGCTTGGCAAACCGAACATAGGGGCAATGCGTGGCTTCACCTATCATTCAACGCACCTTGTCGTTGGCCTTAAGGTTCTGCCCACTTATCATCCCGCCGCCATCCTTCGGTTGTGGGAATACCGCCCTACCGTTCTAGCCGATCTGCATAAGGCTAAACGGGAATCCAAGTATCCAGATATCAAGCGTCCAAAGCGGGAAGTCTGGATTGAGCCAACCCTTGAAGATCTGGAGACTTTCTATGAGCGATATATCGTCGGATGCTCACTCCTTTCTGTGGATATTGAGACAGCTGGAAGCCAAGTTACCTGCATTGGGTTCGCGCCGGGAGCCAGCGTTTCCCTCGTTATTCCATTCTATGACTCACGAGCAAAAACTCGAAGCTATTGGCCTAATGAGCACTCTGAATCACAGGCTTGGCATTTTGTGCAACGAGTTCTTGCTACTGATGTCCCAAAGCTCTTCCAGAACGGACTCTACGACATAACCTTCCTGCTTAGATCTATGGGCATCAAGGTTCGCAATGCAAAGGAGGACACCATGCTTTTACACCATGCTCTTCAGCCAGAATCGCTGAAGGGCTTGGGCTATCTTGGCTCGATCTATACCAACGAGCATAATTGGAAAATTATGCGGGATAGGGTTACCAAAACTATCAAACGTGACGACTAGAAAGGCGAAAACCATGCTTATGCAAAATCGGAAGACAGATCTGTTCCTCGCATTGATGGCCCATGTTAGTAATCCAGACGGCTTGACCGATTACGAACTGGCCGAAATATGCAAGCGTCAACTCAATAGCATCAATCGGCGACGAAGCGAACTTCGGGACTTAGGCTTTGTCCAAGAAACCAATCGGAAGGGAACCTCTCCCAATGGATCTCCACTCACCATTTGGAAAGTCACCAAACGCGGAGTGAAAGAGTTCCTCAAGCTTGATACACCCAATGGTGTCACGAGGCGTCGATGAATCAAGTAATCAGAACTCTTGAAGTAATAACAACCGAAGCAAAAGTAGTCTACAATCGTCTTGATTGGAGGGATTACTACAAATTTGGAGAACTTTTATTGGAAGCGCGACCCTTAGTTCCAAAAGGACAGTGGCTCAAGTATCTTGGAAAGAACTTTCCAGACTTTAGTCGACCTCAAGCCTATCGCTATATGGAGCTAGCAAAAGACGAAACAAAAACCATGTCCCAGATAAACCATCCAAAACCCAAAGTATCGTTTCTCGCTGCGAGAAATATACTTAATCCCAAAAAGGAGGCGCAGACTTTTAAAAGAGAAATCAATGTTCTTAAAAGAGAAAATGAGTCTCTATTTGAGAATCAAGCTAAATTTATTTTGAGTCGAATATCTGCTCAAGCATATTTACACCCAAGCAAAGTTAACGAAAAGAAACGTTACTCATCTTGGTTACTAGCATTGGCTAATGCTTGGCTCAGGAAACACGATAAATTCGTGGAAGCAGCAGAATGAGGATTGTTGACACATCAAGGTTCAAGTCGAATGAACTCCGGCCCTCTGAGAGAGAGTGGGTTTATAACGGGCTTGACTGCATGGTCACGGCTGAAGTGTTCCAAGTGCTCGAACGACAGTTGGATTCTATCACGTCACAGGTGTACTCGTTTTCAAAAGCTCTACAAGGCCCGGTGCTCGACATGCGGCTTCGAGGCATTCTGGTCGATAAGGTTCGTCGTAGCGAAGTCATCGAAGCCTATGAAGACAAAATCGACACCCTTGAAAGCGCCCTCTACCGAATAACCACCGAAGCCTATGGCGTGTATAGCTTCAACTGGCGTTCGTTCCAAGATCTAAGGAGTCTATTCTATGGAACCCTCAAAATCCCTCCCATCAGAAACATGGGAGTCATCACCACGGATCGAGATGCTTTGGAGCGACTTGAATCCTACCGAGTTGCAGCGCCTGCTATCGTTCTTATCAAAGCACTTCGAGATTTGGGAAAGAGAATCTCCTTCCTTAAAACTGAGGTTGACTCTGATGGTCGAATGAGAACAAGCTATAACATCGCAGGGACGGAGACAGGTCGTTTTTCATCAAGCCTTAGTGAATTTGGGACTGGTACCAACCTCCAAAACGTTGAAGACCTTTTGCGGTCCATCTTCATTGCAGACGAAGGAATGAAGTTGGCTTACTTTGATGCCAAACAAGGAGAATCCCGCTGTGTCGGAGCAATCGAGTGGAACCAATTTCGAGATGGGCAATACCTTGAAGCTTGTGAAGGAGGGGACTTGCACACCTCAGTGGCTAAGATCTGTTGGCCTGAACTTCCTTGGACAGGAGATCTTGCGGTTGACACAAAACTGGCAGAGCAACCGTATTATCGTCACCATTCGCGAAGGTACATGGCAAAACGACTCGGTCACGGTACTAATTATGGGGGAAAAGTTCGTACCATGTCCGAACAAACCAAAATCCCAATCGACGCCGTTGAAGACTTCCAAGCCGCTTACGAGAAAGCGTTCCCGACACATCAAAAGTGGCGAGAAGCGGTAGATCGTCAACTCAAGACTTACGGTTATCTTGTCTCTCTAACCGGCCGGAGAAGGCATTTCTTTGGTCGGCGTGACGCTGGCGAAACGTTGCGCGAAGCGATTGCCTTTGATCCCCAAGGCAGTCTTGCGGACATTGTTAATAAGGGGATGCTCCAAGTGTGGAAACAGAATAACTGCCAACTGCTACTCCAGAATCATGACGCAATAGTCATACAATTCGAACAGGAGCGAGAAGATGAAATCATCCCGTTGGTTATCAAGCAACTTGAAGTCCCCATTCAACTCAAATACGGACGGACCTTCACTATCCCTTACGGTGCCAAGACGGGTTGGAATTGGGGCGAGCTAACCAAAGATAACCCGGATGGCCTCAAGGAGTTCAACCCCGGCGATAAACGGGCCAGGACACCGCCGGTGCCGCTCTTGGATCGAATCTTTCGTTGAGCATACAGCCAACCTTGAAGCCGCCCCATTGTATCGTAAGTGGGCAGCAATCAGTCTTCTCGCTGCAACTCTCGAACAGAAGGTATCCATAGACACTGGTTCCCTGCTCTACCCTAACCTATACGTCTTTCTCGTTGGACGTCCAGGCATAGGGAAGAGTAGAACAATCACGGCTGCTCTCTCGGTTTTCAGGGAACTACCCGACCCCAAGGTTGGAGCAACCTCAATGACAATGGCCGCATTGGTGGATCACCTCCACGAATCAAAACGGGTAATCATCCGTCAAGGCGAGCCTACCATCGATTATAACACCATGCTCATTGCGGCTGACGAACTCTCCGCATTCATGGACACCTTCGAGACTGGCCTTATTGCCGGTCTAACCACATTCTATGATTGCGTGCCATATTCCCAAGGCCGCCGCGTTAAGGACATTCGCATTAAGATCGCCGCGCCGCAACTGAACATCCTATCGGGTACTACCCCCTCTAATCTAATGCGGTTCATTCCCGATTACGCCTGGGAGCAAGGATTCACGTCCCGCGTCATTATGGTGTACGCTGAGGATCAACCACTCATTGACATCTTCAACACCCCAAAGCCAGAGAAAGCTGTCGATCTAATCCACGACCTTAAAGTGATTAACGCATTAAGTGGAATCTGCGGTTGGAACGATGAATACGCCAACGCTATGAACAACTGGAAGACTCTCGGTTGTCCACCAAAGCCTGAGCATCCTAAGCTAGAACATTACTGTTCCCGCCGGTTCAGTCACCTCTTAAAGCTAACCATGATTGCTAACGTTGATCGCGTTGGTGACCTTTACCTGACCAAAGAAGACTTCAATAAGGCTATGGGTTGGTTACTCGAAGTGGAACTGGCAATGCCGAACGTCTTTACTCAAGGCTTTATTATCGCGGATGCTAAGGTTATGGACGAGATACATCATCACCTTAAAGGCTTTCCTGATGGCCTTGATGAAATGAGGTTACTCCGGTTCGCCAAGAATCTAATTCCCCTCCAAACCATAACCAAAGTATTCGCGATTATGGAGCAGAGTGGAATGATTAAGGCCGTCAATATCACCAAAGAAGGTTTGCGAACCTACAAGGCTCAATGAAAAAGAAGGGAAGGCCGAGCCAACAACCTTCCCAAGTTTAGGCGTTCGGGTAGATTACCTCAACCTCGTCATCAGTGTTGAGTCCCAGGGCCTCCATAAGTCCAGGACTCAGGTCCGCCACTCTCCCAGTATTCTCGTTTGGTCCCCAATCGGCAGGCCAAGCTAGAAACTCCTTACCATTAGCCCGAACGATTGCTTGGTAAGACGGATCAAGCAATGCTGTCTTTGGCGTTATCTCATAGTCCCATCTGCAAGCGACGTAGAAGATTCCCGGATTCAATCTTCTAGCCAATCCAGTTGTTCCTTCTGGTTGCGTAGGAAGAAACAAGTGTGGTGCGTCATCATATTCATAGATAAACGCTAATCCTTCATCTAACGTCACGCCAGTATCTTCAGGACCACCAAAGTGGCTGCATCTACCTGAGGTGTGGAACATCCATTCTTCTGGCGGTTGGATTGTCGGTGTTGTCTCTTTGGCTTCTTCACCTGATAGAGCCTCCGAGATGGCTCGACAGATTGCATCAAAGTGCTCTCCGTAAAGAGTAGCGTCGGCCGAAGAATCAACGAAGCAAACTTCAATCAAGATTGCTGTCTCTTCCGTATGGTTCAGGAAGAACAAGCCAGTTGTATGCTTTGGCCCTCGATCAGTGAAATGACCCGCTGCTGCAAGAGGTGGGGATACCTTCTTGGCCCACGCTTTTCCCGAATCCGAAGCGTACCAAGTCTCGGTTCCTCTTGGCTCATGAGTTGTCTCAAAGGCATTGAAGTGGACACTAACGTCAAGATCTCTTGCTTGATTGTTATGGAAGTCAACGATCCTATTGAGGTTCTCGTCCACGTCGTTGCTAACGTCATCATGGAAGACATCGACGCTAACGCCAGCATCTCCAAGATAGTCTGCAACGTGCTCAACGACTCGCCTTGCTTCATCGACTTCATTGAGATAACCTGAAGCGCCTTGAACGTACTTGCCGTGTCCACTTGATATGACTATTCTCATCATCGCCTCTCCTGCTCTCGCTTCGCAATTTGTTCAGCAGCCATTTCGTAGCCTTTTCGCGTATTCTGTAGGCCCCTACGGAAGTTTGACGCATCATTGATTCCGTGAGTCAACCAAACTCCAAATAGCTTAACTATCTGATCATGATAGGCGTCATCAAGTGCCCGTTTATCCAGTTCAAGCAGCTTGGCATTGAATGGAACGCCTGCATAAAGTTGTGGTTCTCCTTCACCTTGCGTTTCGATCCGTGTGTATAAACCCGCAAGTATCAATAGAAGAATGACTATTAAAATAACGATTATTGGCCTCAACGGTGCCTCCGTCGCAGAGGCTTTGGCTTTCCGGTTCCCTCCTTCAATCCATGCAACCAATCTCCAACACCTGATGGATGCTCCATGTTATGATAGTACCGATACAGATATTGCGCTGCCTTGGCTTCCGTTTGATTCGTTAGTCCCGTTAGTACGCCGAATGTGATAATGAAGTTCTTTAACGCCTTTGCTGACCGTTCTCCAGTCCAAGGTTTCCCTTGTGCCCAATCAACAATGTCCTTTACAGATTCAAGGACGAGCTTCTCGCTCGTATCGAATATGCTCTGTTGCCCTTCTCTCCCCCAAAAGAAATCACGCATAAACGATCGAACGGCAATCCATGAACTTGTCATGCTGAATGCGGTTGCAGCTAGTCCACGAGCAGCTTTTTCTCCCCAAGACTTTGATTCATCATCCCACAATGGGGTAACCAACTCTTCAACGGCAGCGACACCAGCAATATACGAAAGAAACATAAATGGAAGCGGTTTCACCAACTGCTTCGCATCCTGAACATCGCCCTTCTTCCATTCGTAACGAGCGTCCTTTGCTCTCCATGCCATCTCGTATTGCTTCTGTCCAATGTGACTAAAGAAATTATACAATGAACCGTATGACTTGATGATTGGATTCCGACTGGATGCTACCTTTGGCCAGTTCGTTACAGCCGAAGATCCATGCGCTTGCCTAACGCTGGTATCTGCAATGTACTTTGCATCCTCAACGGTTTCCCCTGCGCGAAGGGCTTTTCGGTATGCAGCATTCCAAGTCGGAACCGCCGTTGCCAAATCGAAGAATCCAACCATCTGACCGCCCAAAGCCAACATTGCCTGCCGCGGTGACGACCGCAGCAAGTGCATTGGAGCTTGACCTTGACTGTATTCGGTCCAAGTCTTGGTTCGTCGATCCAGTTCTCCACTATTGTCCATTGCAAAGCGCCAGTTCGTCTTCCCAACCTCGTCGCTCTTTCCCCATATGTGGGCTACTTCTCGAAGGAAATTTAAGGGACCAACCTGTTGCAATGAATTGATCCCGGCTGTCAAAGAATGCTTCGCTACGACATTCAGGTTGAATCCAATCAATGTTCCAATCGTGTTCTGGCGAATGCCCTCTATCACCCTTCCGAACAGTCCTAGGTTAACTTGATTGTTAGCGTTGGCAACGTCCCGTACCCATTCTTTCATCCAATTGACTTCCTCCCTACCGAGATGCTTTAACATGGCTTTCTGAAGATCTTCTCTCCATAGGATCTTTTGGGCTTGAAGAATGGCTGGCCTGAAGTTGATGTCATGGATCATCTCCTTCATTCGTTGTGGAATGATATCAAGGTCCAGTTCTTGATCCCCAACGAAAGTAGTCCGTTCTTTGGTCCATCCCCGATTCGTCGTAATCGGTTTGAATCCCGGTTGGTTGACTGTATTCGCCAGTATCTTCTCTTCGGTTATTGGTTCTCTATCTGGCCCGAACTTCTGGTAGTCTATGGGGTGATGCCAACCGCGGTAAGTACCATAAGGCGTTGTAAGCGGCTCAATAGGGTTCTTCTTGATTGGAACGCCCCCTGTCTCATAGGACATTCTATCGCCCTTACGAAACAGTTCTTCCAATAGATCGCCAATCTTTTGCTGCCGATCTAAGTCCTCCTTCGTTATTCCCCGTTTTGGATCGAATAACCATGCTGCCAGCGATTGTTCTGTCATCCCTGGTTGGGACTTTATGAACTTATCCCTTGCTACTGGATCACCATAGATTGACAGAATCCCTAAAACCTGCCGCTTACGCAAGGGAAGGTTCTCATCACTAAAGATTCCCTCCTTAATGAGTCCATTCTTGATCTTCTTGTTTGCTCCAGGAATCTTGCCAACCGCCGCTCTTAACTTCGCCTGATACTCACGAAGCATCAAATGTTCGTTGTCAGCGGCTTGAGCCATTGGCCTGACGACAAATTGATTGAAGTCACCCCTAATGTTGCCCCGATCCAACCGATTCATTATGCTTTCGGCCGTCAAGTGGGCAACCCTAACCTGATTCCAAAGCGCAACCGCCCTTTCTGATGTAGCAGCTACGCCTTTGGGAAGGAACTTAGATGGAAAATGTTTCGGTTGCATCGGCGGAAGAACGTCCTCAATCTTCTCCACCATCCGCTCAATGGTTTCATCAAGGTCGACCACTTGTTGGCCTTTGAAGATCTTCCCATCCATTCGGGCATTCCATTCCAAGGACTTCAGCGAATCATGAATATCCCTAAAATCCTCAACGGTCATTTCATCAATGTTTCGCATCTCCTTGGAGTCAAGGAGCCAATCGGGAATTTGGATGTTCCTTCGGTTAGCCAGCTTATGGTCGATAAAATCGTTCAGTGTCTTAAACTTGGTTAGCTCCATATTCTTCTGAAGGTTCACTGGATCAATGTCGATCTTACCTTCAAGCCGCATAACGATTTCTTGCATGAACGGAACGTACTCTTGGGATACTCCAGGCACGGCAGTCTTGCTGAACCGCTTCATTATCCTTTCGACATTATTACGCATCTTCTCCAACTTCATCGTTTCTTTAGCTTGGAGAGCCGCAATTTGCCGTCGTTGTGCCCATTCATACGCGCTGTCCCATTTCTGTTTGAGCATCTCCTTTTCAATCTCTCGCCCCGCTTTCCCACTCTCGCGCAAGGATTTTTCGGTTGAGATATCCTTCATCAGCTTGTCATTGAGGGCAGCATCGGCCATCCGCTGAAAGTCTTCCTTCATGAATGGTTGAGCAACGCCAGCCTTCTGACCAAAGAGATACGTTTCTTCAGCCAACCTATCCAATTCGCTAGGATGGAGAATGTCCTGTCTTAATCCATCGAGAATGTCTTTGGCCGGAACCCCGAACTCATTAGCCATTCGAGAGGCAACCTGCTCATCAACCAGACTTTGAATGTAGTTTCTGAACGGAATCCTCCCCTGCCGTTGAGAAACCGCGATTAGGTTCTGAACGAACTCGTCGCCCGTTTCGAACCCAAACATCCCCGCCATCTCGTCTGGGTCCATTCCTCCTTTCTTCATGAAGGTATCAGGAAGGCCACCTTGTTGATCCTTACTGAGAGCATCGCGGTTCAACTTTGGTGGCGCTCCAATCTTCTTACCCAAGTAGACACCATTACGCATGAAGTCCATTGCAGCGATTTCAGGTCGCTGCATCAGTAAGTCACGTTCTTCAGCCTCAACAACCGGGAGGTTATCCCTCCACTCTTTGCTCATCCGCCGCATCTCCAGCTTATGAGCCCGCTCTAGTATCTTCTGGCTCTTCCTGAGTTCCCCGGCCTTGACCAGCTTCTCCCAACGAGCCAGCATGTCCTTTGTTACACCGACGGCCTTGGCCTCTTGCACCCCCAGTTTTGGTGGTGCCTTCCGTTCTGGTACTGCCTTTGGAGCTTCTATTCCCCTTGGACCAAACATGTTCTTTTGGTCTTCAGTTATTCGATCAAAGGCCATCAATGCTACTTCAAGTGCGTTCGTATCTTCTTCTGGTAATCCCAGGACTCTACGAATGAACTCAACAGCGGCCTGCCACATAGTTTTGCCGCGCCATTCCTTCATATTAAGACGTTCGGCAATCCTTGCATTCAATGGTGTATCTATCAATGCCTGCTGAAAATCTCTATCAAAGATCCCCGCTATAAATTCGTGTTCATCTTCCATAAAGTAAGCGAACTTCTTTATCAATTCTGGATTCGCTTCAGCAACCAGATCCCTTACTCCCTTTGCCAAGGCACCGCTACTAGGATTCCTGTAAATAGCCCTGGTTGTTATTGCATGGATGGACTCGTGGAGCATAATCCAACGCAAGCCTCTTGGATCTCCACCCATGTAATCATATTCGGAGATAACTACATGATTACGAATTGAGTCATAATAAGCTCCTTGTTCAAGTCTTAAACTAGTTTTGTACCATTCTTCGTTACTGACAATGTGAACTGGAACTTCCCCAGATATCTCCTTGATCCTTTTTGCCAGCGCCTTATATAGATTGGATATAGAATCCTGCACCTTATTGATTTGAATCTCATTGAGGGCTCTCTCCAATGTAGTCGAACCTAAAGGTCTAGTTCTTTCAAGCATCCCTTCCTTTGTTATACCAGGAAGTGCAATATCTTCCGTTGCAGGTTCAACTCCAAAAATTCCTTTTGGTCCCTTCTCAAAGTATTCTCTTGGGGTCAATAGAATACCTGGAATTGGCTTTAGACCTGCCGCCCGTTGAACGGTATCGTATGGATCTTCTGCTTCTGGAGGCTTCGGCGTTGGTGGTTCTTTTCCTATCCTTCGAGCATACTCATCGCGTTCTGCTTTGGCTTCTTGCCAATCTTGATAAGCCTGATCCTTTTCAGCCTCTCTAGCCGGATCAAAGACAGTCTTGTCAAATTCCTTCCGACGAAATTCAGCAAGATCATCCAAATTCTCTAAATGCTTATCCTGAAGCTCAGCGGTTTCTTTCTTGCTCTCAACTTCGGCCTTAGTTAACCCGGACGACCGAACCCTGCGGTCATCTGCAAGGGCCTTTCTAATCTCTTTGTCAACCCATGTGACCCAATCATGGACCGGTATCTCAACATCTCCGCCAGTTGATGCGGCCGAGCGGATCTTCTGAAGAATATCCGGTACCCGTCCAAGTAAATTGTCCTCAGGGGAAGGTTCCTTGTCGCCATAAATTCTACGAATTGCGTCGTAGGGTATCCCAATCTTTGCATCCTTGGCGATGATCCTCGGGAGATTCTGAAATATCTCCGGCGAGATTTCGCGCGTCTCAGAACGGTCAGCGGCCGATTCGATATCGTCAAAGTGTTGGGCATCTAGTTGTGCCTCTCTCGCCTTCCCCTCATCAATCAATGGATCAACACCAACCGGAACGTTCTCTTCAGCTTTAACGAATGGCTCAACCTTGTCCGCTACTTGTCCAACTTTAGCGGGGTCAGCCTTTGCAAGATCTCTCGCGCCCTTGACTCCTGCCAGTGCCAACAGCACCATCGCGTAGCCTTCAACCGTATCAATAGGAACACCAAGGTACTCAGCAAGAGGCCTCGTGACGGCTGTTCTACCTGCTCCTAGAATTGGTGAAATCGCGATTTGCGCTGGTGCAAACAACGCTTGAACCATCTCGCCTCGACCAAGTTGCTTCCTTAATAGGTCAGCTTGCCGCTCGATAACTTTCGGATCTATTCCCTGCTCCTGCCATTTCTTTATGGTCGTTTGAACAATTTCTTCTGT